CGGCGATCAAGCACATACAACAGAGCAGCTACAATCATCACTGAACCGACAACCATAGCGAGCATTTGATAGTCCGGCATTTGCTTTTCCTTGTGGATTGGTTTAGAGGTAGTTAGACGCGGCGCCGCACTTAAATGTTCAGGTTGACAACCCCCGTAGGCTTGGCGGCCGGCTCTTCATCCTCCGACAACTCAAGGACCACGTCCTCTCCCAACTCAATACGGGGGCGCTCCTCGTCCTCGTCGTCTTCATTGTCAGTCTCAAACTCAACTGTCTCAGACTCGCCAAATGTCAACGTAGGCTTGGCCGGTGTCTCAGCCGGAGCGGGGGTTGGTGCCGGTGTCGGGGCGGGGGTCGGAGCCGGAGCCGCAACCGGAGCGGGTGTCGCAGACCGACTCTGAAAGTATGCCTTGCTGATCTCCTTCCAAGGAATAAAGCTATCAATCACCTCGTCCAGTGCTCCGCCAAGCATGGTCTCAATGTCACGACGGTTGCGCGACTGCTGCTCGGAGGATACCTCAAGCGTCTTGAAGAGATACGCGTTGGACCAGCTCTTGCGGGCGGCTGACTTGTAGAGCGTAAAAATAAAGGTTGACAGAGACGGGCGTTCAAAGTTAACATTGATGTGCGTATCCTCCGACTGCTGCAGAGTGGCAAACGCGCGAATATAGCTGACAAACACACCCAGCAGAAGATCGTCCATATATTCGCACTTGGACATCTTCTCAATGCGAGAGACCTCAGTTGCCAGCACCTCCTCTGACCACATGGGAACGCGAGTAAGCAGATTCTGAAACGTCTTCAGCGTCTCGCTCGGCTGCTTGTTGCGAATACAGGCGGTCTTGGCATTGTCGTAGATGCTCCACAGACCATCCGCAACGTGAGGAATGAGAACGCGGCTCAGGTTCTCGCGGAGAGACTGCTTGACGAAGTCGGTGGTCATTTACTTAGACAGAGCGAAGAGAGGAATGTCAATACGGACGCAGAATGCCGAAGATTGTCTTGATCTTGATGGTCAAGAATGAAGAGAAGATCCTTAAGCGATGTATGGAAGCCGTAGAGGGTGTTGTGGATGCGTATGTGATCACCGACACTGGATCGACGGACACGACGACCGACATTGCGCTGGATTTCTTGATGACCCACGAGGGCTGTGTTGAGATAAATACATGGAAGAATTTTGGTCATAACCGTACCTTGAGCTTCCAGAATGCGCTCGGATATTGCAAGGCCAAAGGATGGGACTTGACAGATACGTATGGGCTTCTGCTGGATGCCGACATGGTGTTTGTGCCCGGAACGTTGCGACAGCAGGCACTCGGGGGATTAGGATACACGTTTGTGCAGTGTGCCGGAGACCTTGAGTATCCAAACACTCGTCTAATCCGAATGGACTATCCTTGGGCCTGCAAGGGCGTGACGCACGAATACTGGGATGGAGAGTGCGCGGCCATTCCCAAGGCCGTATGTTATATTGATGATCAGAACGACGGTGGATGCAAGGCGGATAAGTTTACCCGAGACCTTGCATTGTTAGAAAAGGGACTGGAGGAGGATCCGACCAACGTCCGGTATATGTTCTACATTGCTCAGACGTATCACTCTATGGGAAATTGGGCCAAGGCGATTGAGTGGTACCAGCGTCGTATCGATGCGGGTGGCTGGTATGAAGAAGTGTGGTACTCGCACTACATGATCGCAAAGACGTATGAAGTCCTCAAGGATCCTGTTCAGTTTGAGGCTTGGGTTCAAAAGGCATATGCATTGTACCCAGGTCGGGCGGAGGCGATCTATTGCTTAGCAAAGTACTTTCGTGTCAAGGGCGAGCACCACCGAGCAATGCACTACATTTCCATTGGCAGGAAAATCCCCCTTCCTGCGGATTCACTTTTCATTGAAAAGGATGTCTACCGAGGGCTGTTTGACTATGAAGAAACGATCTGTCGGTTCTATACACTGTACACCAAAAAGGACGCCCTTCGTGACTGCGTGAAGTATCTGCTGACCGACAAGCCCTTCCCCGACAATGTCTACGACAATCTGAAGTTTTACATTGAGCCGGCGGATTGCCACGCCAAGCCCATTGCGATTCATCGCCACCTGTTCGGTCCAAATTTTCACCCCTCGGCAATCTCCACGTGTGGAGAGTATCAGAATATCCGCTACGTCAATTACAATCTCAATCACACGAACACAACCTATACGATGAAGGACGGGAGTTACTCCGACACAAATGGAGTGCGGACACAGAATGCGTGTCTCAATACACTCACGAATGAGATCGTATGCATGAACGACAGCTCAATTGCTCTTCCTCGGAGAGAGGCGCATATCAAGGGGCTTGAGGATGTCCGGCTTTACCTGAATTCCAAGCATGAGCTCTGTTTCCTTGCCACGACTGCCGAGTATTCAGACCACTTATCCATTGTTCGCGGACGGTATCATCCGGATACAGCCTCGTATTCAGACTGTGTTGTCATGGAGTCTCCAACTGGGTCGGGGTGTGAAAAGAACTGGCTGCCAATTTCAGGCACGGATACATGTATCTACCGGTGGTACCCGTTTGAGGTCCGACGGTTTGATGGCAACAAGGCGCCGATTGTCACATCGTACACGACCCCTTGGTTCTTTCGTCATTTGCGGGGCTCGGCTCGGCCGGTCAAGGTGAAAAATGAACTGTGGGCACTTTGCCACTTTGTCATTGGAGCGACCCCTCGGATCTACTACCACTGTATCGTAGCCTTGGACGCGGACACGCATCAGCCAAAGCGAATGTCTCTGCCTATCGTTTTTTACTCCAACCTGATTGAGTTCTGTATCAATCTTTCGGTGACTGGAAATACGGTGACGTGTATGTTTGCCATTCTGGACGATGCACCGTATACGGCAACCTTTACTCTTGCGGACTCTGACTGGGTTCAAGTATAGAGCTGACGCCACGACTCGTTGATCTGCTTCTGCTCTACGAGAATAGACTTGACATCCTCCGGTGTAATCACCATCGGGAGCTTGACCGCCTTGTAGAAAGGATAGGTCTTTGCGGTCTTCTCATCCGCAATCCGGAGAAGATTGATTCGGGTTACGAGTGTCTCCACCGCTCGGATCAGAACACGAACGCCCTCCTCCTCGTGAGAATACTCGGAGATCATGAACTTAATCGCATCGTCCGTGATGGACAGATCGTCCTTCATGTTGATCCGCTCCAGAACCTGAGGCCACACATACTGCTTCACAATGGACCGCTTGTCGTCGGCCGTGTATCCTGCGCAGTTGATGACCTGCATACGGTCCTTCAGAATCGGGTGAATCTTCGTCTCGTCATTGAAGCTAAACACAAACAGACACTGACTGAGATCAAAGTCAACCCCTGCAAAGTAGCGGTCGTGGAAGTGAGAGTTCTGCGACCGGTCTGTCAAGTGAATCAGCATGGAAATGATCTCTTCGCCGTGTGCCGTCGTGGAGACCTTGTCCAGCTCATCAAAGTAGATCACCGGGTTCATGCACCGAGCCGACATGATGGCATCGGCAATGCGGCCCCAAGTCGCACCCTCGTAGGTGTAGGAGTGACCCACAAAGTTTGCCGAATCGGATGCGCCACCCAGAGAGAAGAACTCAAAGGGACGCTTCAGCACCTCGGCAACACCGTGGCGGGCGAAGGACGTCTTGCCTACTCCCATCGGACCCTTGAGGGCGATGACGTTACCCACGGACGACGGATTCGCGATCCACTGAGCCACAATCTGCATGATCTGCGCCTTTGCGGCATTCATTCCGTAGACCGCCTTGTCCATGGTGGCCTGCGTATCGGCGAGAAACTTGGAGCAGCTAGTCCGATCCTCAGTAAACTTCACCGGCAGCGGAACGACCGTTCCAAAGGGGATTCGCAGAAACCCATCCACCCATGTCTTGAGCTTGTGAACCTCTCCACCATCCGAGTCCATCTCATTCAGCATGTCAATCTTGCGAATGACCGCTGCCTTGAGCGCATCTGGAATCGGAAGCCCCAGCACACGGAACTTGTAGGGAATGTCACCGTCGGAGACGAGCTTGGCAAGACCCTTCATCTGCTCATTCAGGCGGCGGCGCTTGGACTTGGACAGATCCTCAAAGTACCCCTCCTCTTCCTCATTCAGAGAAAGGGCCGGCACATCGGGATCCTCCCGCTCCTTGCGCGACTTGCGGCTGGGAACCATGCCCTTTGTGGGCCGAACATACTTGTCCATGATGTGGGCAATGAACTCGTCCTCGTCCTCCTCAGACTCGTCCTCGCTCTCCTGATCAATGTCAATGCGCCCTCCCTTGCCTCCTGCGAACTGATGAATGTGAAGCTTGACCGACACCTTGGCACCCTTGGGGAGCTTGAGAGTGGACTCCTCCTCGTCCTCTTCCTCCTCCTCTTCACTCTCGTCTTCACTCTCCTCGTCCTCTTCACTCTCCTCATAGTCGGAGTCGCTTGAATCATCCTCCTCTTCCTTGGTCTTAAGTGTGTCGTCGTCCACCCACACGACGGGGACCTTGCGGTTACGAAGATTGTACTGTCTAGGTGGCATTCTTGCTGCTTCCAGAGATAAAAACAAACTCCTATCCATTTTTAATGGAGGACCTCACCAAGATTATTGAGGATCTTGAGGATGAAAACAACCGTGCCGCCGCCGCCGACCCAGCGATCAAGACGAGCTTGAGTGTCGTAGAAGCATTCTTGAAGAAACACCCTGTGCTTTGTTACGGTGGTACGGCAATCAATAACCTTCTGCCTAAGAAAGACCGATTCTATGACCCCGAAAAGGAAGTTCCGGACTATGACTTCTTTAGCAAGACGCCTCAAGCCCATTCGGTGATCATTGCCAACCAGCTCAAGGCGCGCGGAATCAAGGAGGTTGAAGTCAAGGCGGGCGCTCACCTTGGAACCTTCAAGGTGTTTGCAGATTACACGGGTGTCGCCGACATTACCAGTTTGACACCTGAAGTCTTTGACCGACTGTGGAAACAGGCAGAGATTCGTAACGACATTCACTATGTACCTCCGAACTTTTTGCGGATGTCCATGTACCTTGAACTAAGCCGTCCTCGTGGAGACGTGTCTCGTTGGGAGAAGGTCTACAAGCGCCTTCAGCTTTTGAATGCCGCCCATCCGGTGACGTGCAAGAAGGAAGAAGGCGCATCGCACGACCATCTGACTCCCCAACAGCAGAGAGGCGTGATCAAAATGCTCCAGAATGAGGCTGTTGTTCTGCTTAGTGTGAGTGCAGCGGAAATTCACCTTGGTCAAAAGTGGACAACCCCGATTGGACTTTTGGCCGAGCGCGAGACCATTGAACAACTGACAAAGGGAGAGAAGGTTGTGGTTCACGAAGAAAACGATATTCTTCCTCGTCGCACCATGGTGATGAACGAGGATGGTACGAAATCGCTGTTTCGGTTTTACGAGACAACGGCGTGTCACAGTTTTCACGAGATGAAAAATGGTGTTCGTGTGGCCAGCATTCCAACTACACTTCAGTTCTTCTTTGCGTACATGTATTCGGGTGCAGAGGAGTCTAATATTGCCAGCGTTCTTTGCATTGCCCAGCGACTTGTGGACATTGCAAATAAGAAGCCCGCTCGGCGATTTGACATCTTGACCCCCAAGGAATGCATTGGGGAGCAAGAGACATTGACGGATATGAAGCGGAACAAGGCAAAGATGTACCTGGATCTCGGAAAGGATAAGACATCCGCCGCCTACTTGGAATACTTCTTCACATATGACCCCAGTGATCCAGCATCCAAGAGAAAGGCCAAGAGCGCACTCGCAAAGCTCAAGGACCTTAAACCGGAGGAAAGTTCCCGTTCCGATACGTAAGGATCAGGCCTCGGCCAGTGTAGGTCAGTCCAGCGCAGGCAGTGCAGGACGCAGATCCACCCGCTACGTTGGAGGACGACTCCTTGATGCCTTGCAGAAACTGGAGGTACATGCCGTTTCCGTTGCGAATGCGAGGACGGACGGCGTTAGGAGTAGACGAATTGAACATCTGAAAAATTTCACGCACCCGATTCTGTGCATCTACATCGGACGCGTCACGAATACGCATTCCTTGGATACCCGAAAGCGTTGAACTGTTTTGACCACCGGCGCTCATTATAGAGATCCAAGAATTAAGTTCGTCCGGTATACCATGTTAAATCAAAGTACTGCGGTCCCGACGGTTTTCCGCGCAAATCGTCCTTTGGAATGTTCGCTGTCAGAGCAGCCACTTCGCCTGCTGACAAGGAACGCGGCGTATATTGAAGAGTCGCAAGAACACCGTCCCATCCGGCTTCGGCGCGACCACCTGCCGTGATAGGCTCTTCGTTCTGTTTGGGAAGCTGGGAGAAGGAGTGGTGCTGACGAATAATGCCATTGATGTACACGTCCATTGCATCTTGATCTACAATGATGGCAAAGTGCACCCACTTGTTCGCAGGAATGTTACTAATCAGGACAGTCTCAGCAATGTCCGCGTACGTATTGACGGTCACCAACAGCGAGTTCGACGTTGTGTCCAAGTAGAGACCTGGGGAATCCTCCTTCGTGAAGATGGTCCGCTTTTTGCCATAGTTATACGTGAAATCATTCACGAGAATCCATCCAGTGTACGAGAAGGTGGCGCCCTCCGGCTGGTTGAATGACCGATTAAGTGAAGTAGACACAGTCTTCACCTGCTTCCCCGAGAGCGATCCGGGAACAATGTCAACCATATCTGATTTCTTGGGTTGGGTTGACAACAGTTGCCACACAATGATCCCGATCACGACGGCAACGACAATACCCCCAACAATCTCAACAGCACCCATTACCTACTACTTAGAAACAAAGCCTCTTGCACTGAGACGGAGCCCCGCACTGCGAGGTTCGGGTGGCGACATCGTAGCACCGTCGTCTTTCCATACCATCTTCAACATCACATCATAGGTGACTGTGCGCTGCTGCTCGGCTGTTCTAGGATCAACTGTCCGAGTGCCAAGGTTGTAGATGTAGTGGATTCGGCTGTGATCCGACGTGTATTCTGTTCGGAGCCATCCCGTTTGCGCAAGGCGAATCGTCCAATCTAGATCTTCACCTCGTGTCGCATTCCGAAAGGACACGAGCTTCCCAATGTCCGTCATACTAATATTTAGGTGATTCGGGGGGCGTAGAAACTCGTCCCCTACGCACATGGGCATCGTCAAAGTGTTTTGAACGCTATGCGTGAACGTGTATTGATTCATCTGTCCCCGCAGGCGACAACAGTGAAATCCGCCCCGAATGGTGGCAAGCGCATCCTCAAAATATGCAGCCGTGACGGTATCGTCGTCATCAATAAACGAAAAATACTTCCCCTTGGCCGACTGAAGAAGCTCTTGGCGCTTTGTTCCGATCTTCTTCTCACGGTTATCAAACGCGATACAGATTTCAATACGAAGATCCGGACAGACTGCCGCGCGATGTTCATTGATCAGTTGGAGAAGTCGCTGCAAACTCTGCTCGCGTCCGGAAATGGTTGCAATCAAAATGCTCCAATCGTATTCGTACGTCTTTCGGGCAATGTAGGTGCGCATGTCTTCAGTCCAGTATCGTTGGTTCCGTGCATACAGTGCGTCATTTCGTTCTGGGAATCCAGTGCCCGGATGCTCATGACGAATCAGCACATATGGAATGTATCTACACTTTGACGCCAGACTCCCTTTGCAAAGATCCGTGAACTCCGTGTCGCAAAAGAGGCTCTTGTACTCGGGGTTATAGAGGAATCCAAAGGATGTATACATTGCGCGCCCCATGATAGAGATGGTATTCAGCTTCTCCCCCTGCGTCCCGTCATGTACCCATAGAATTCCGTCTGTATCCGGAAAGTTCGCCATCATGTGCGAGCGAAGAACGTCATCATATCCCTTGATCTGCGGGCGCATATCGTCCGACACCACAACGACAATGTCCCATGGCCACGAAATGGAGCTCATGTCTGCGTTCACAGCTTCAATCTTTGTCTTGCTGGTTCCGTAGTAGATCTCGGACCACGCGGTCATGTGGGTGATGTTTTTGATTGCGTGCTGAATACCTCCCGACATCATGGTTGCATCGTCGGCGTCGCAGGATACGCAGATCCCTAACAGATCGGGACGGTTGGCGAGCTCAACGTATTTCTGAAGAACGGTTAAAAATTGAGTTGGGCGAGAACGAGTTGGGCACTTGAGCAAGATCCGCATTACACATTAGACAGATGTTTCTGAGATGATGTTACCCGAACTATCCCTCACAGCAAACGTGAAGGTGTATCCAAAGAGTGTCAGAGAGGAGCCCTTTGTTGTGGTGTTTGTTGATCCGGGCTGAGCAAACGATGCACAGTTGGTTCCCGCCGAGAAGAAGGCCGATGCGTCCGACGGACTAATCATATTAGGATAGGCATGCACGTTGCACACAGACCCCGAAAACCCGAGCGCGTCACCGATGATGATGTCTCCGGCCGCCGGACGCGGCACACCCGGAAGGACGCAGGACTTGACGAGCTTGCCGTTTATGTAGACATCCAAGTTGCGCTGGAAGACGGCAACAGAGACAGCAAACCACGTTTGAAGAGGAACGTTCTCTACCGTGCACGTGTAGGTATCCCCTGTTGACGATGTATCGGTTGAATCTTCGGAAAAGATTGAGACAGCGACGTCAAGACTATTGTCGGTCGGATGGAGAGAAATTTCGGGGTTTCGGATCGTTGCAGTCGTTGCGTCTTGGCGATACAGGATGCTCTTCTTCTCGCCAAACTGATAATCCCAGTCCTTGATGTACATCCAAAATTGAACGCTATTGTCTGCGCCTTGTGTGATGGGTGCATTGGCGGCAGAAATCACTTTTCTGGTTTTCCCGTCGAGTGGAAGGGGTGCTTGATCAGGAACCGTAGGCGATCCCAGAATAGATGTTCCCGGTTTTCCTGTAGACATTGCAACTGCATTGTAGATAAACAGTGCGGCGAGAAGTAGAATGACAAGGCCAACAAGCGATACGAGGATTTTCATCACCACGCTCGCGGCATTGAAGCCTGTGGGGGCAACACCTGGGATGGGTTGTGAAGCAGAGGATCCCATTTATGTATCACTTACAAAGGAAGTTGTGGTAAGACACAATGGAAAAACGAATAGATCTACCCGCAAGGTCACAACAAGTAATGTATTGTAACAATTGTGGAACACGAGGTCATCTCTTTCGGGCGTGTAAGGACCCAGTGTTGTCGTGTGGGCTTATTCTTGCAGATAGTTCCTCCCTTCCGATTGATCCATCAACCTCTCGGTTGCTGATGATACGGAGGAAAGACAGCATGAGTTTTGCGGAATTTATGCGGGGAAAGTACGACCCTACGGACTTGGACTACGTCGGGCGCCTGATTGGAAACATGACGCTCTTAGAGCAGCGCCTAATTAGCGATACGCCCATTGAAACCATCTGGAAAAGCTTGTGGGGAGATGATCACGGAAGCGGCGAGTTGGCCACGTCCAAGGAACGGTTTGAGCAGTTGGACTGGGCTGCGCTGGTGAGCAAGCACCCTTCGATCTACGAGGAGCCTGAATGGGGATTTCCAAAGGGACGCAGAATTCGGGGCGAAAGTGACGTAGACTGTGCGATTCGTGAATTTGGTGAAGAGACGAACGTTCCCCGTGATGCCTACCTTGTTCTCAAGAACATCCGTCTTGAAGAAACGTTTGAGGGACTGAATGGCATTACGTATCGCCACATTTACTTTATCGCACTGGCCCAGCACCCGGAGTTGATTGACTTGACCCAGCGGTTTACTCCAATGCAACGCCGAGAGATCTCGGGTATTGCATGGAAGACGTTTGACGAGTGCACGGCTCTTGTCCGTCCTCACCATGTCCAGAGGGGCGCAATGATCAATGAATTACGAAGCATCGTGACGACCTTTGAAACTGGCTAGGACGTGAAGCGGAACCCTGCGAGGTAGACCGTAATTGAGTATGCGGCCACACTAATCACAAACACCCACCACCACAACGGGAACACAGTTGCTTCCCGATCGGTTGCCCCAAACGGGCGAATCCGTCCTTCACGCCCAAAGGCGATGGACGGTTTCAGGTACAGGAATGCAGCCATGAGGAACAAATAAACGGTCACCATCCACATCCGATGATTGCGTCGGGCGATATCCATTGTATGAAGTAGTGTAAAAAGTTCCACACCAAACACAATGAGCGAGTACGTATTGCCAAACAGGAGGGCGTTCTCAGACGCCATCACACGGCAGTTCATTAAGTCGGACTACCGAGCAAAGGACGTAGATCCGTTGGACGAAGAGGATAAGAACATTGATCTATGTGCCAAACGGACGGGCACGGGTCGTGAGCTTTTTCCCTATCAGAAGCTTATTCGGGACTACCTGAAGATTGAGACACCGTATCGGGGACTGTTGGTGTATCACGGGCTGGGATCAGGCAAGACGTGCTCTTCTATTGCCGTTGCGGAGTCGCTACTGTCAACCAGCAAGGTCTACGTGATGGTTCCGGCGTCCTTGGAAGCCAACTTTCGTGAGGAACTGCAGAAGTGCGGCGACCCCATCTATGCCGTAGAGAACCATTGGACCGTGCGCCAAATGTCAGACGAGGTGCGTGAGGTGGGAAAACGGCTGGGCATTTCGGAGACATTCATGGACAAGCACAATCGTATTTTTGTCACAACGTCAAGTCAGCAGCCGAATTTTGAGGGGTTATCAACTCAAGACAAGGCGGCGATTCGTGAGCAGATCAAGGACATTCTCAATCAACGCTTCAATTTTGTTCGCTACAACGGACTCACACGAACGAGCATTGCTGATTACACCAAGGAGGGAATGTATGACGATTCGGTGATCATTATTGATGAAGCCCACAACTTGATCTCTCGTGTCATTAACGAGTCTGAGATTACCGGAAAGCTGTATGAGTCCATCTACCGTGCCCAGCGATGCAAGATTGTATTGCTCTCCGGAACTCCAATCATTAACTCGCCGAATGAAATTGCCTTCATGATGAACCTTTTGCGTGGACCGATTGAGCGAATCACCATTCCCTTCAAGACCATTCCTACGTGGGACGAGGAGAAGATTACAAAGGCGTTTCGCACTCTTCCCGAGACCGATACGATTGAGTTCAATACGCTGAAAAAGCAAGTGATGGTCACGCGCAATCCGCCCCAGTTTCGGTCCACATACAATGGAGAGGGTGATCGTATTGCCGTTCAGTACATGAAGGACATGCCGTACGTTCCTCAGGCCGCAGACTGGGTTGCATCAGTAAAGACCAAGATTGAAACTGAGGTCGGTGGCGGTGAGATTGCCACGGAGCGCGTGACAACCGAAGAGTTTCAGTGTTTGCCCACAGACTATGAAGAGTTTGCAACCTTGTTTATTGATGGACTGAATGTGAAGAACCCCATGTTGTTTCGTCGTCGCATTCAAGGACTGGTTTCGTATTTCAAGGGTGCCGACGAGCGCCTTCTTCCGAAACGCATTGAACTTGAGGATACACTGGAGAAGGTTCCGATGTCCAAAGAACAGTTCACGCGCTACCTTGAAGCCCGTTGGATTGAAATGAAGATTGATTCTCGCCGAGGCCGAAGCAAGCTGAATGAGAACCTCAGTACCTTCCGAGTTCCGACACGCCTGGTCTGCGACTATGCGCTTCCTCTTGACATGAAGAAGCCCGAGGTAGAGGAAGGAGCAGCAGAGGACAAGCCGCAAAAGATATCGGGTGACGAAATTCGGAAGAAGCTCTTGGCGGAACCTGCTCGGTATCTCTCTGAAAAGGGGTTGGAGATCTTCAGCCCCAAGATGCTCCGAATTCTGAAGAACATAAAGAAGTCCAAGGACGGAAATCAGTTTATCTACTCTCAGTATCGCTCGTTGGAAGGATTGGGCGTCTTGTCGGCTGTGCTTGAACACGCAGGATGGCAGAGATACAAGCTGTCTCACTCTGCGAATCAGTGGGTAGAAGATCCTGAGATGGATGACCGTCCGGCGTATACCTTCTACACAGGTGAGGAGAAGGAGGAAGAGCGTGACCTGACCCGCCAGATCTTCAACGGCGTCTACTCAAAGAACTTTCCGCCCTCTCTCAAGGAAAGCGTGGAAAAGCGTGGCAAGAAGATTCTGAAGGTGCTGATGGCTTCGGCGTCGGGCGCGGAAGGCATTACGCTCACCAATGTCCGCCATGTTCACATTATGGAACCGCACTGGACTCCCGCTCGCCACGATCAGGTCATTGGTCGCGCGATTCGCATTTGCTCTCACGCAACTCTTCCGATGGAGGAGCGCACAGTTAAGGTCAGTTTTTACATTTCAGTCTTTACGGAGGATCAGATGAAATCCGCAGAATACCCGAACATTGTGGCCATTCGTCGTAACGATATGGTCACAAAGCGCTATGAGGGCGACCCTGTGGAGACATTCATGTCTACGGATGAATACTTGTACGAGACGGCATACGAAAAGGAGCGCATTGGTCAGCGAATGTCTCTGTTGCTGAAGGAGTCCGCAGTGGATTGCGAGATTCACCGAAAGCTCCACTCCCGGGAACGCCCGCAGGTGTCCTGTATGCGATTTGACAGCACCACAACCGGAGAGGACTTGGCCTTCAAGCCGAACATCAAGAGTGAAGACTTGGATGCCACTGTTCTGCGCAACACATCTAAGAAGCACCGTCGTCTGCAAAAGGTCCTCATCAAGGGCATCTCACTCATCATTGATCCGAATACAAGGGAAGTGTTTGATGGACCTGCGTGGGACGACCATCAGCGCCTGCTGCGAATGGGCGTTATGATGTCACCAACTTCAATCCGGTTTCTGCTTTAACGTCCTCCAGCCAAGACGCACACACCTCGTTCCACGTCTTGAACGTGTAGGCAGCTGCAGCCTTCTTGAACTGAGGAAGGGCAGCGATCATGCGTTCCATCTCATCCGCAAGGTCCTTGTAGCTGAAGCTCGGGGCCCACAGTCCAAGGGGCATGGTGCCTGAGTAATAGACGCGGTCACCGGGCTTGACAAATCCACACACCGTCTCGTCCATGAAGGAACGATAGGTTCCAATGTCCGTCACAATCTGCGGCGCACCCGTATACAGGTGCTCAATCTGACAAAGCCCGAATCCCTCTCCATCGGAGGTGTTCACGCCAATGTCCGCAGCATTGTAAATCTCGTTGATGGCGGAATCAGGTACGGGCTTTGCCGACGTATCCACCAGCATGAGCCGCTTGGCAAAGTCTTCGGGGTTGAGGCCACGACGCTGGAGCTCTGACGTGAAGATTCGGCTAATGTCGTAATAGGCGCCCTGCTGAGCATTGAGACCCGTGACAATCATGAAGTAGTACGGCTTCGTGGGATCACGAGCAAGAAGCTCCACAAATCCCATGATGGCGAGATCGTGACGCTTTCGCTGGCTGTTGCGGTTTGCATTCACCATGAGAACGGCATTGAATGGCAGACCCATCGTCGCCCGAATGGTGGTTCGGACTCCATCGGGAAGCTTGGAAAACATGGTCGTATCCACCGCATTCTCCAGTGTGCGGACATCGGGAAACTCGCCATATGTCTTGAAGACGTCCGTCCAATACTGCGTAAAGCAATAGACACGGTGAGCATTCGTGCGAATCGTATCGGCCAGCTGAGGAGCAATACCCTCGTACACTTGATCCACGTAGACCCACAGCTTATACGGCGACGTTTCCTTGCTGTACTTCATGGCCTCCACGAAGCGGTGGATAATCAGAGGATCATTGTAGATCATGACTACATCGGGATTGACCATCTCCAGATACTCGTGGATCTTGTTGAAGCCAAATCCCTCCTCCTTCGGATCCTCGTTTGCAGCGGCATCGTAGGCAACGACACCTGACGGCACCGTGCGAATGTTTCCACGAGACGGGTGACGCTGAAACCCAAAATGATAGGTCTTGACTGCTGGGGCCAGCTTTGCAAGCTGCTTGAGGAGATTGAAGACGACCTTGGAATACCCCGTCGTTTGATCTACGTGCGTGCTGATAAGAACGAACCGCATTGTGTTCTTAGTCTTTTCTCTCCGTAAACCATAATGCCCGTCCTGCGCCCATCGGGTTCGGACTTCACATCCTTCGTCAAAGCAGCTGCGCAGTATGTTCCAGCTGGGCGTGCTGGCAAAACGTCCAAGTCCGGTGGTGTTCCTGTTGCCCTACCTGGGTTAGGTGCTTTCGTCCGTGCGTCACAGGTGGGTGCGTTGGCGTCACCCACAACGAGCGCGGTGGTCATCAATGGGATTACGCCACCACCGGCTGGAGGGGGCGGTCCTCCACCGGTGTCCATCCCAGCAAGTGTCTCCGGATTGCAGTTGTGGTTGGACGCTGCAGATCCGCTTGGTACAGGCACTCCGCCGGCGAACGGCGCGGCGGTCCCGACGTGGGTTGATAAGTCGGGCAACGGGCGCAATGGAACTGGTTTTAATGGCCCTACGTATTCAAGTTCTGGAATTGTGTTTAACGGTACAAGCACATATTTTGAAACAACGTACACTGGAGGCCCTACAGCTGAAACGGTGTTCGTTATTCAGAAAAGAACAGTTCGACAACACGGCGATCTGGTCGTAGCATATCCGAACGGCGGTAGAGAGTTTTACATAACTGGCGACGATGGCTTACAATTTAACAACAAAGGAGTTGCCGTACTAGGGGCTGTGTCAATTTTTCCGATTACGAACGTGACCCAACTTGTTGGGTATACGTATACGACAAGCTCAGCGTCGTTCTATCAGAATGGCACAAATGTTCTAACTGCCGCGTTTTCAAATACGTTTTCTGCAACCGGAGCACCAACTTTTATTGGCGGAGGAGGCCGAGGGACGATGGCAGGAACGATCAGCGAAGTTGTCATATATAACACTGGACTCACCACGACCCAACGTCAACGAGTCGAAGGCTATCTCGCTTGGAAGTGGGGATTGCAGGCGTCGTTGCCAGCCGGTCATCCATTCAAGACTGCCGCACCTACATAATCTCTCCCTAACTCATAAATGCAAGTCAACTCAGCACAGGATTACCTGACGCAACTGAAGCGCCAGATCATCGCCAAGTCGCTGGCGGTAGCTCCTCCTCCTCTGAAGCGCAGAACGAACACTCAGTACATCGGTGTGCTCGCCAATAAGTCGGATCGGTATGATATGTTTGTTGCGGGCGTTGGTATCAGTACAGTCGGTCCCGCTATACTTGGAAGAACCTTTACGTCTCTGTGCTGTGTTCCAGCCAATACTGCGACTACGACCTATATAGTTTGATCGCCGATTTATGTTGTCCTAGAGTAACAATGCCTGTCCTGCGCCCGTCGGGGTCTGATTTCACATCCTTCGTCAAGGCCGCCGCACAGTATGTTCCAGCTGGGCGTGCTGGCAAACCATCTAAGTCCGGTGGTGTTCCCGTTGCTCTACCTGGATTAGGTGCCATCGTCCGTGCGTCACAAGTGGGCGCCTTGGCGTCACCCACAACGAGCGCGGTGATCATTAATGGAATTACGCCACTGGCGGCAGCCACGGCAGTCGCAGTAGTGATCAGAGTGCTTCTAGGTATCGTGACAACACTCGCAGGAAGCAGCCAGTCCTTTGCCGACGGCACGGGTGCGGGTGCAAGTTTTAACGGTCCGGCAGGTGTCGCCGTGATTCCCTCGACCGGCGTGATTGGTGTGGCTGACCTTGGCAACCACCGTATCCGGTTGATAACACCGACCGGCGTTGTCACTACGCTCGCGGGCAGCGGCGGGGGCTTCGCCGACGGCACTGGCGCGGCCGCGAGCTTCAACCAGCCGTATGGAGTCGCCGTGATCCCCTCAAGCGGCGTGATCGTCGTTGCCGACTATAACAACCACCGCATTCGCCTCGTTACGCCCCTAGGCGTCGTCACAACACTTGCCGGAAGCGGCACTCCTGCATTCGCCGACGGCACGGGCACAGGCGCGAGCTTCCAATACCCGACTGGAGTTGCTGTGATCCCATCGACAGGCAACATTGTTGTGGCTGACCCATTCAACCACCGCATTCGCCTCGTCACGCCCCTCGGCGTCGTCACAACGCTTGCGGGTAGCGGCAGCGGATTCGCTGACGGTACTGGCACTGCCGCGAGCTTCAACCAGCCGCACGGAGTCGCTGTGATCCCCTCAACCGGTGACATCGTCGTGGCTGACTCGAACAACAATCGCATTCGGCTCGTGACGCCCCTCGGCGTTGTTACGACGCTCGCGGGTAGCGGCAGCCCAGTATTCGCCGACGGCACGGGCACAGGCGCAAGCTTCTATTACCCGACTGGAGTCGCTGTCACCTCAAGAGGCGACATTGTTGTGGCTGACAAGGGCAACCAGCGCATCCGGCTCGTAACCTACCCCGGAGGTGTAGTTACCACTCTCGCGGGCAGCGGCAGCGGTGCCTTCGCCGACGGCACAGGCGCGGCTGCGACCTTCAACCAGCTGATCGGAGTTGCCGTGACCTCAACCGGCGATGTCGTTGTAGCCGACTATGGCAACAACCGTATCCGCTTGATAGTGTGATCAATACCTATTTAGTCTAATCTCATTAGTAACACAATATGCCGGGTGGTCTCCTCCAGCTGGTTGCGATTGGAGCACAGAATGAGCTTGTGAATGGAAGCCCATCTATGACACATTTTCGGGCCGTATATCGGCGACACACGAACTTTGCCATGGAGTCAATCCGTATGACCTTCACCAGTTCCAACCTGAACTTTAACCAAACAACAACCCAAACAATTCCCTGCCGAATTGATCGGTATGCACAGCTTCTTCACGATACGTACCTGTCGGTGACTCTTCCTGACATTTGGTCTCCTCTCTTCTACCTTGGAGCCGAAGCGCCGCCTGCGGGATATGACCCAAGGTCCAATTCCATTGGCTACGAATTTCAGTGGATTGACAACATTGGCTACAATCTGATTGATCGTGTGGAGATCACGGCCAACGGACAGGTTCTTCAGAGACTGACGGGCGAATGGCTGAAATTCTACTCGTACCTGACTCACGATCCCAACAAGCGCAAGCTGGTGGACCAAATGGTCGGCAATGTTCCTGAGCTCAAGGATCCAGCGAATGCCTACGATCGGATGGGCCAGTATCCTCACGCCGTGCGCCCGCTGAACCAGCCTGGAGGGGTTCCGAACACACTGAC